AACTTCTTCTTTAGCTTCCGTTTTCTCTTCTTTAACTGGAGCTTCCTCAGTCTTAGGTTCTCCAAGTTTGCTTTGAAGTTCAATGTAAGCCTTTTCAAGAGCTTCCGCATCTTCAAATTTACCTGCTAGTTTCTTATCTTCTTGTTCAGCAAGAGCTTCACCTACTTTCAGGGAGTCTTGCTCTTCAGCTGACAGCTCACCTTCGGGAGCTTCACTTGGATCATACGTTAGGGTTGCCATCTTGGGTGATTACTTTTAGATTTCCTAGACCAACAGTTTCGACTTTAATACTACGTCCAATCTGTGGTTTGCCTACCTTCATGCGAGGGGCGTATTTGTTTTCTTTTACCTTCTCTTCAAAGAGTTCTTTATCTTCTTTGCTGAGTGGTGGCGTTACTTTCTTAGTACGCTTAGCCTTCCGTGGGCGGGATGGGTTGGCCTTCTCCACCTTGTTGTCCTCCTAGTGCTGGGTTTTTACTTGGGTCCATCATTGGTGATCCCATCTGAGCTTTCTGTAATTCAACTGACTGCTCTTGTTGGATCGCTGCTTGTTGTTCTTGTTGTACCTCTTGCATACCTCTTACAAGGTTAAGTATATCTATACCTTGAGCGACTGCAAGACGTTTAATAACTTCCTCAGGATTAATAAATTTCTGAGTAGCTTCTGGTCCCATTGTTTGTGAGATAGTTGTAAGGAATTGACCTAGACTCTCACGGTCTTGACCTCTACCTAATGCGTTAACTCCAGCGACAATAGTAGGTTGTACTATACCCTTAGGTAAGCGAGGTATCTCACCAGTCTTTTGGAATACACTAAGCTTCCTGTTTAAATATGGCACTAAGAACTCAGTAGTAAGTACACTAAATAGCCCACCTAACTGTTGCTCTAGTTCCATCTGAGTCATCCTAACTTCCTCTGCTGTAGTACGTTCTGATTGACGTACGGATAGTATGAGGAATGCTTCAGACAATCTCTTCTCTAAGGTTTGTATCATCTGATATGCCGTGGCAAAGTCAGCTTGTTTACCTACCTGTACTACACCTATGTCATCAGGTCTACCCTGAACGATAGCACCATTACCTGCAGCTGCGAGAGTTGCTGGTTTAGTTGTACTAGAAGGGGAGACAACAAACACTACCTTAGCAGCGGCTGCACTTCCTTCAGTAATTGCTTGTGACAGAGCTTCAAGTGACTTAAGGTCACCCATGAATTCTTCTACTCTACCACGTCCATAAGGTTCACCATCTACTGTGTTAAATCGTAGAGGTAACCATGGGTTAGCATCTAGTGGTGCTTTACTAATTGACTTAGGTATAATTTTATCATTCACTTCCTGATGCCAGAGGAATCTGTTGTTATCACGACGTACATGTGTGTAAACATCTACGTTATCATTGTGTTCAGACTCATCCTGTACATTTAATTCTTCTTCAAAATCTGGTAATAATTTTTTGCTAATTTTTTCTTTGGTGACAATTTCAATTACATTGCCATTCCCATCACGCTCTAATACATAACGATGTAGAGGAAATAGTTTTAAACCTTCCTTACCCATAAAGACTAACGCATTACCTGCCACTACCAAATGCTTAAGAGCTTGGTGTATGACAACACGATCATCTGATGCTGAGATAGAATCCATAATGGTTCTTTCTATTTTAGCAAAGGATAAATCTAATTCTGTTTTGACTTGAGGTTCTACTTGTCCAAGCATACCATCGTTAACTTGTAGCTTAAAGAAGCTAGTGTTAACTGGTACCAATGCAAGTTGTAGTTTAGCAGCTAAGGTTACTACACCTTTAGCTCCGACTGATTGCCATGGAGTGCTTAAGTTTTTAGCACCCTGCATGAACTCCTCTTCTCCACGAATTAGATAGGGGATAGTTAATTTACCTGCCTCTTCCGCTATGTTTAAAAACTGGGAACGTTGTGATGCTAAACTGTCATATCTTGTTTTAGCTGACATTATATATTAAGGGATTTGATTTGCATATTGTTTCTAGCTAGTTGTTTAGTACCCATTGCAGATCTACCTGATCTAGCAGCACTAGACTGTCTACGTCTAACACCTTGAGCACTGGTTCCAGCTACAAACGCACCTTGTTTTCTTACAGCCTGTTGTGGGGCTGTGGTGTAACTACTATCTAATTGTTTTAATGGTCTGTTAGGTACAGTACCATCTTTAGGTGGCATATAATTTACATCTTGTCTATTTACATTAGCTAAGTCTGGACTTTCATAGTCAGGTGGGACTGGTACTTGGTAATCATTTGATAAAGTGTTACGGTTAGTATCTCTTTCATCAGGATTAGTACCCGGATCATAAATAGGTTGTCCCATTATTGGTCCATCTTTTCCGGGTACTTTCATTAATTCTTTAGTAAGTAATGCCCATTTCTCTGCACCTAATTTAGTTGCAAGATCATTTAAGTCTGTAGATTGATTCAACCATGGTTCCATTTCTTCTAGTGTAAATATCCTACCAATACCTGAACCACCTTCTGCATCGTCTTTATCATAAGTAGAAGTTGTGTTCATAATATCTTCTCTTCTACCTAAAATATTTTTGACATCATCTAGTGTTTGTATCTGACCACCTGTGTAACTTGATGCAACAGTACCCGGATTAAGTATAGCGTCTTGGAATTTAGCAAGTCCAGTGTAGTCAGCTGCTTGTTCTACAACACCTAGACCAGTACCATCGGCTTTAACATTTGTCCAGTCAAGATCAGCGTAGCCACCTTCCTGTACGTCAGTCCAGAAACCACCTGCTGCTATGTTAGCTTGACGGTCTCCTTCATTAGAAAACTGTCCAAGTGTAGTAGCATACTCATCTCTTAATTGTGTCTCAAGTGTAGTGTCTGCTTGAATAGTACCTTTAGCAGCTTCAATACCTCCTCCTGTAGACATCCAATACTGTAAACCAGAATCGTCAGCGTCTCTACCATACTCTTGGTGGTATACATCTCTGATCTGTGCCTCTTCTGATACACCAAATGATTTTGCTATGTCAGCGTAAGACATTGAACCAGATTCTAATTTGTCAGTCCAATATGCCAAGCCAGCTGAATCTGCTTCACGTCCAAACCCTTCTGTATATAGGTTGGATATCATAGCGGCTGAACCACCCGTTACATTTTCTTGTTTTGCTAAAAAAGACTTACCTGAACTGTCATCACTAGCACCCCAAACATCACCACGTTCTTCAGCGGTTCCTGTTTGTTGTGAGGTGTTCTTCAATGCATCTAGTGTGGTACCTTGAGCGTAAGCGTTTGCTACATACTGTTGAGCTTGACTAGCAAGTAAACCTTTCTGTTCCATGATAGCAGTCACTTGATTTTCAAATGCTACTACTCTAGGATCATTAGGATCTGCTGATGCAATATCATCTAGTTCTACGAAGTTACCAGTAGTAGCATCGTACCCTAGTTGCCATGATTTTACTGCCATTGTTATACCCCCGGAACTGTCCAATTAGGTGGAATATTATCTGGTCTTCTTGTTGTTACTTTCCTAATAGTTAAATCAGGTGGGTTGATTGGTGCAGGTTCAGCTGTTAACTTACCTGTTATCTCAGTTTCCTTACCTGCATTAGGATTGAAGTATGCTTTACCTAAATCTCTAACACCCTGAGCTTTAGCCTCTGGTGCATTGGCTATGGTTTGTTCAAAAGTTTCATACGACCAATTGTTTTGAGATATCTGATCTTTCCAATGATCAATTTCCCATTGCTCTATACCTACACCAGCTTCAGAACTGTTGTAATCTCTTCCCCAGTATCTTTGATAGATCTGTTTAACATCATTATCAGTCACAATTCTAGCACCCTCAGGTGTGTATTGTGCTTTAGGTACTTCACCAGCTATAACATTTACAAACTGTGGAGAACCGGGTTCTTTTAATTCATTATAATTACCTGCTTGCCTAGCTTCATACAATTTAGTAGATAAACTTCTATTATCTTGTGGGTTTAGGTAAGTAGTAATGTTAGTTTTAGAATCAAAGTGTCTTGTTTGATTATGTTTTGCAAAATCTTCAAGTGCTTCAACTTCTTGATCGTTATAAGTCGTTGCGTTATTCTTAACCCATGCCTCATCCCAATCGTAACCGGGTTCTCTTAATATTTTTTCAGCTTGTGCTATTTGTCTAGCAGAATTAAATGGTGTACGAAGATCTTTAAATCCCATGCGTTCTACAGTAGATCTGTAAGCAAGGTTCTCATTGTAATGTGCATAGTCTATGTCATAACCCGGACCTAGTAATGCTCTATACCTATCCCAATCATCTGAGAAAGATTCATCATCATCAAGATCGTCTGCCCATTCTCTTTCATATTGTATACCCCAGTCATCATTTAATTCTCTATCACCGCCTTCATAATACCCTCTTTCTGCATAGTTACGGAGTATTTGTGCTCTTGATGAGTCATTTAAATCAGTTTCCCATGCTTTCTTTTCCCAATCTTCTTTAGCTCCTGAGAAACCAAACAAATCTTTTAATGTTTGTCCAGCTTGAAGGTCACCTGATTGTATTAATGTTTGAAGAACTTGCTCGTCGCTAGTATCATCTTCAAACCTACCCCAAGCCTCAGCTTCTGAAGGGGCTACCCATTTATCTTGTGCATTATAAGGCATCGCTTCTTACCTCTTCCATTCGATGGACAATCCACTCAACCACAGAGCGTTGTCCAGATCTATACATAATTTGTTCCATAGAATCTTCTGGGTTAAATGTGATTGGTGGAAAGATCTCCTCTAATTCTTCGAGGATGTAGTTCATGTTGGGACCAGCTATGGCCTCAAGCATATTGTGGGAGGTTGACATTGTTGTGTTCAAAAAAGGCTGGCATTCTGGATGCCTTGGTGGCAGAAAGTTCTGGAGCCTTGCCTTCATACATTAAGCGATCGCTTGTATC